CGAACGTAAAGAGCGCCACGCCAGTGCTCATGTCGTGATTGTGGTCCGTGATCGCGTGTGTATGCGTATCAGCGCCGCCGGCAACTGCGAAGTTGACCGTGTCCATCCGAGGGAATCGGCCCTGCGCGTTGGGCACGTTGAACGTCGTAGTACCGTTACCCGAGCCGTACGTCGTACCGATCGTGGTAAACAACGCGTTGAACGTCGTCCTCGAGACGGCCTGGCCGTTACAGACGAGCCAGCCAGTTGGCGGAGTCAACATCGCGGCCATGATGACCTGACAGGTCACGCCGGCCGCGCCGGAAGGTCCCGTTGGTCCTGTGGCTCCGGTTGGTCCAGTTGGTCCGGCCACGTTGCCCGCATCGACAGTTCCGCCGCCCGACTTGGTCAAAATCAAATGACCCGTGCCGGCGTTAACAGCACCCGAAACGATACTCGCATCGGCAATCGCCTGCATTGCTGCGGCGGTCTTGACGGTTACTACTGACACAAGGCCTCCTTACAGCGAATATATGGTGAAGTTGTTGGTATCGATGAAGACCACGGACGACCAGTTGATCTGAACGGTGGTCGAGTCGATCGTGGTGATAGCTGTCGATGGTCCGGTGATCGTCGCGGTGCCGTCGCCATTGTCAACCACGACTAGTGTCGCATTAGCCTCAAATATAGCGACAATCGTAGCCATGTCCGGTAGCGACGGGCCATTCGTATCGTTACCGTAGAGAACGTCCTCGAGAGCTGACAACGCGCCTGGTGTGATGTCGTCCAGCAACACCACGAAATGGGATGAGGCTTTGGCACTAGTGACCGCGATCGGAGTCGTCGTGAACGACCAGGAAAAGTTGACGGGATTCGGTGTGTCACCACTCGATCCGTACTGGTCACTCGAGGGAGCGGCAAGAGCGTTGTAGACAATATGCAGCTCTCTGTTAGTCCGGTAGCTGAAACCGAACGAATCCTTCGACTGACCGGTTACCCCGGACACATTCCCGATGTAAGGCTCGAACTCGTCAGGATATGTGAACGCCACGATCGTGCCGGAGAACGCTGAGGGGACGCTCTGCGTAAGGAATCGCTGACCATCGAAATATGCTGGAACGGAGTTATCGGTGTTGCTCTCCGTAATTGAAATTAGTCCGTTCCAGGCTACCCCCGGGGAATTTTGGGGATAGAGAACTCCCTTGCTAATCCCCTGATCGTAATCCCGGTTTGGACCATCCCAAGTGACACGTGTCATGTCGCTCCTAGGAAGTCAGAATCGTGACGAGCTCGGCCGCAGTCGGCATCCGTGGATCGGTTGAGCCATCGCCATAAAGAATTTTCTCAATCGCGGTAACGTCGGCACTAGACACCACTCGAGTGTCCACGACTATGTGCGAAGTCGGCTTAAAACCAGTTACCGCCACTGGCGACGTCTGTACGTCGAACGAATATGGAGTTGCGCCGGGACTTGTTGCGATCGATCCGTGCGCGAAGTCAGAGATCTTGGCGAGGCAATTGAACACGATGTTAATTTTGTAGGCGTGAGTAAATCCATCCACATCGTTGCCAATCATCGTTCGGTAGGAAAACACAAACGACTGCTTCGGCTGATCGGCTGCGTAAAGAGCATTCGAGAGAATCTGACGTCCCGCACATGGTGCAAATTCCCGAGGGTTGGCGAACGAACTTACACTGGCTGCGAACTCCTCGAGGCCGGCGACACCGATGTACTTCTGGCCATCGAAGAAGAACCCAGAAGCATCGCCCCCGCTTGGTGCTTCGGTGACACTAATCAAACCGTTCCACGGAACCGCCAGAGTTCCGACGTAGAGCATGCCTCTGTCGATACCAGCGTGATAGAGGCGATTGCCCGTGTCGTCCCAGATAACTTTCGGCATGTCACCCCTTACTGTTCAAGGCAGCGCGACGCTGCTCGTTGAGGGATCTATTCTGTGCAGCGATCTCGCCCTTGGTCATCTTCTTGCCTGGCTGATTCTTCAGGTTGCACACCTTGATCAGTGTCAGCAGCCGATTCAGATGCCAATGCTGGCACTCAAACGGGATGTTCAGGGCGACCAGCCAGTAATAAACGAGTTCGTTGGTCACGATCTCAGTACTGGGCGGGGATTTCACTTCCCGGAAAGTGGTTGCCGACATCTTGGCGTTGATGTAGTCGTTGATCTGATTGATCTGATCACTTGTTATGTGGGAAAGAAGCTCCGGGGGAAAATCGCCCTGGAGATTCATCATCACAATGTAATCGAGTGTCTGTTCCTGAGTCTTGTTAATCAGGCTGAGGAAAGGGAGTTCCCACTTTGACTCCCATTTTGACACAGAGACAAGCGAATGCTCCAGCTGGAGCTCGACCGTCTTGGGCTCGATGAACTCGCTCTTAGCTTCGTCGAAAGCCTCACCGATCGTGATCGTAAGCTGGAGCATTCGCTTAACCTTCTTGTCGGTTAGACGCCGGTGTACAGCCAGCTCGCGACGAACGGCTTGTTGAAGACGTAGCCAGCCTCCGGCGTTGCCGAGACGACCTTCTTCTGACCGGTCGTGAGCGCCGTGAGAGCGCCCGAGGCGTGCGCGACGCCGTCGACGTAGTACTGGATGCCGGTGGTGGACGGAATGGTGATGATGTTGGACGAGAACGCCGGGACCGTGACCGTGACGGCGGTGATCGAGCCAGTGAACAGCGCGAGGACCGAGTCCGGCGGAGGAAGTGACGGGCTGCTGCCACTGGTGCCGTAGAGCAGGTCCTCCAGATCGCTGAACGCCGTAGGGTCAACCGTCGTGGAGTCGACGACGATGAGACACGTCGGGGCGAAGCTGGTGACCGTCGCCGGCGTGCACTCGAAGTCCCACGAGAACTGAACCGCCGCAGGCGAGTCGTTGATCGTGGAGTAGTCCTTCTCGGACGGCGAAGCGAGCGCGCCGTACACCAGGTGCAGCTTGACACCGGCATCCGCGCTTACGTCGTTGCCGACCTTGGTGCGGTAGCAGAGGCCGAAGGTCGCGCGCGTCTGCTGGCCGACGCTGACACCAGGCGCAGGCGCCTGCGTGCCGTCGCACTGGCCGAACTCGTCGGGGAAGGTGAAGGCCTGGATCGTGCCGCCGAACGTCTCGGCCGACAGCAGGTTCAGGTACTTGATGTTGTCCGCGAACTGGGGGTTGGCACCGGCGCCCGCAGGCTTCTCGTTGACGGCGGTAAGGCCGTTCCACGCAAAGCCGTCGTCGTACAGCCCGTTCGTCGTGTTGAGAATGTACAGGACGCCGTGATCAACGCCTGCCTCGTACTGGCGGTTGCCGGAGTCGTCCCAGACAACAACACTCATTGAGTGTGCTCCTTAGAAGTAGACGTCGAAGACGTCATGGTTCAAGCTTTCGGTCGTGTAATGCCGAACGTAGGTCGTCATAGGCAATGCCGCGACCTTTGCTTTCAGCGTGCTGTCAGGATCCCGGTCGACGACTGTTACCATGTAACGCGTGGTTCGCCGATATGGGAGGTTATCTGCGTACTGCGTCTTCTGGTAATCCTGATTGTAAATGATCGCCGGATACTGCACTTCGACGTTGGTCGGAGGCTGGAAGTATACGAACGAGCCGTCTTGTAGTCCCTCGAGAAGAGACTGAAAGTCAGGCCGTGTTCCCATCCCACTGCCCTCCGATTGTGAGGATAAGTCGAGGTCGGCGATGCTCCACGTTGGTGATCTGCCATTTTGACCCCTCCCAGCTGACATACCTCATGCTCTTGAAGTTTGCGTAGGCCTGGGCGTCCGCCAGGATGCTGAATGAATTCTCCAGTGCGATACCCGGATTCACCACTGGCGGAGTCTGCGATGGCTGCTCCAGGCGCCTGGCATTTCGGATCACATCGCCGTAGTACGGATACTCGGTGATGATTTCTTGCCAGACACCCGGAGCAGTTTCCGCGCTTGTCGCATAGCCTACGGTTCCGAAGAACCGCATCGGCTAGGCCTAGGCCGGGTCGCGGATGAAGGTCCAGTCCTGGTTCGCGTCGTCGGCGAACGAGTACGTGGACGCCGCCTTGGCGCGGTAGTGGACGGACAGACCAGCGCCAATCGCGGTCTGCGCACCGGCGGTAAGGGCGCTGCCCTCGGTACCGGTGGTGTCGTCGACCACCACGTAGGTGACGTGGGACGTGGTCGGGATGGTACCGACACCGGTCGAGGTGACGAATGTCGGAGCGGTCGGGTTGGGCAGCATGCCGCCAGCGCCGGTGAACTCCATGATCGTGAGCGCACCGCGGTACTTGGTCATGGCGCCGCTGACGCGGGTCTCCATGAGGTACTTGAACTGGTTGTAGTCGATGTCGAAGAAGTCAAACATGCTGACTTCCCCGCCCTTGTCCGCACCGACCGTGTAGTCGATGAGGTTGACGACGATGCCGATCAGGCCGGCAGTGGACTCGAGGGCCTCGCAGGGGATGATCTCGGTGACGCCCATCGCCGCAGCGAGTTCAACCTTGGTCGCGTAGAGGCGACGGCCAAGGGCGTCCTTCGCAAGCAGCATCTTGCTGAGGTACGGCAGCGTGGTGTACAGCTTGGGGTTACCAGACCCCCGGTAGTACCGCATGCCGCTGACGATGGCGTCGACGATCTCGTCCGCCGTGCTGGACGCGTCGGTCAGGTCCACGTTGAGGTTGGTCACGTACAGCGGGTCGTCGCCCAGGATGGGCCGGACGTTGGACGCGCTGATCTTGTCGGAGTCGTCGACCTCACGGCCGTCACCGACGAGGATGGCCCGGGCGAGTTCCTCGTCGAGCATGACGCGCATCTCGCTCTGCAGCCAGGTCACCACGTTGAAGTCGGTGATGTCCAGGATGTCGTCCCGGTCCAGACGCTGCTTCTTGTAGATCGTCTGCGGGGTCGTGATCCGCCGGGCGACCGCGAAATACTGCTCCTTCTTCAGCGACGCCTTGACGTAGCCCTTGGCCCTCGCCTCGTCGAAAGTGAGGTCCGCCGTCCAGCTCCTGATCCGGGAGAACGGTGTCTTGCGGGTGCTGGCCAGCACGTCAGCCACCCACTCCATCCGCCGAGAGATCCACTCCGGGGTGTCGGTGACGGCCTGGTCGTACGGGAACAGCGTGCTAATGTCGTTGATGGCGTGCGCAAGCGCGTACTCCTCGGCCGCGGCCTTGAGCGAACCGCACTTGTGCGCCGAGTCGAAGATGCTCTTGACGTCCGCGTGCGAAAGCGAGGCGCCCGGCTTCTTGGTGACCTGGCCAGTTGAGGTCTGGTCGAAGACGTTACGAGACACTGGGTCGTTGCCCTTCTGGTTGTTGTCGGTGGAACCGGAATCGCCGTCGGAAATGCCATCGTGCTGGGCGGCAGCACCGATCAGGGCGTACACGACGTTCTTCTGCTCGGGGGTGAATGTGTCGAAAACGTCCTGAACCGTCGCGTCCGGACCGAGACCGCCGTCCTCAGGATCGAACAAGTCGTTGTCTCCATCGCCATCGGGATCGGGGTTTGCTGCGGTCGGCTTGGGCATCGGACCCTTGGCCTTCATGTCCATCTTCGCGGGCGGTGCCACGGTCACGCTACCAGCGTGCGCGAGAACGAGCTCGTTATCGTCGGCGGTGTAGATGATGACCTCGCCGGCCACGGGCTCGACGTCGTCGCCATGCTGGATGTACACGTTGTCGATGAACGCGCCGGGGTTGGCGCCAGCCAGGAC